AGGAAGGTTCCGGTCTGCCATGCGCCTGCGGTTGTTTGCAGACTTGAGCCCGCTGCCAGAGTCCATGCAACGATCAACCCCGTGCCGGTCGTCCAGTTCCAGGTTCCTGCGGTAATCAGTCCTCCACTTATGGTGACTGACTTCTTTTCCCAGGTATTGACGGCACTGACTGTGTATTCGGCCACATAGCTTCGATCCTGCGCGTCGTTCTGAATATATACGCAGTGCGTTCCGGTTTTGGAGGAGCGGACCCAAAATGACAACGTGAAAGTGCGGCCAATCAAGTCGCGGACGTTGTAGCCCTCAATGCGTTGCTGAATGTTGAATTGATCGAGAGAGGCAATGGATGTGTCAGCGGTTGTCACAGCCAATTGCAAGCTGTTCTGAAACTCGTTGCTGGACGGAACATCACTTTGTTGGGAAGCCGTCAAGACAGCGCTTATTGCATTGGAGGACATGCGCCATCTGTCAAGCGTATATGTGCCCGCTCCCACCGCCGCGAAACTCGTCCCCCGCTGCGCAATATCCATTTTCCCGTTGATGATCTTGTTTCTCATCCCGGCGAGTTGGCCTCCGTTGTAGGAGGCGGCTTGAACCTGTCCAGTCGTGGCGAAGTTCGTGCCGTCAAACGTCAGCGCACTCCCCGTAGCCAAAGCAGACGTTGAAGATGCGTAGACAATCCCGTTGGCGGTAAAGGAAGTCAGGCCCGTGCCCCCCGAAGCCACAGGCAACGCGGAGCCCAGCGTCATGGAAGCAAAGTAGTTCTGTGCCACCACTACGTTCGTGCCGTCGCAACGCAGGGTCATGGATGCACCGTTGGGAACCGAGATCCCCGTGCCAGAAGTTCTGACCGTCTGAGCAAACCCCGTGTTGTTGGTCACGAAGTACAGCTTGCTGACCGATGGGACAATGACTGCGAACGAAGCCCCCGGCGTTCCACCAAGCACGAGGAACATGGCCCGTGACTGATCCGATGCTCCGTTGGCCGTGGTCAGCGTGAAATTTGCCGCCGTCATCGTGATGCTGGAGGTTCCCGCAATAGAAGCGTCTACCAGCGCCGTCAGGCCGTTGTTGACCTCCGTACCCCAGGTTCCAGAGTACTCCCCGGTAGCAGGCTGAACCAGTCGAAGGCTTGTGGTGTATGAAGGCATTTGAACCTCAGTTAACTATCCAGTTTGGATTCTGGACTGTTGGGACTTGAACCCACCCTGGAGCCTGAACGTCTACAACTCCTGTCCAGTTCGGGCTTTGTGTGGTTGCGTTTGCTGTCCATCCTGGCGTTTGAACGTCTACAACTCCCGTCCAGTTTGGAATTTGAACATTGGGCACCAGCCCCCAGACATTGGCGTATCCTACCAGCCCAAGCGCTTGCACGCCAGTGGGAACTATGATAGCGCCGCCCGTAACCGAGACGGTGCCGATAAATCCTTGCGCCTGAACCCCTGTGACCGGAACCGTCAGGACCAGTTCTACCGTAACCGTGCCGATCTGTCCAGTAGCCTGAACGCCCGTGGGCAGAACAATCGCGCCGCCTGTTACGGAAACATCACCTACCTGCCCCGTGGCTTGGGCGCCGGTAACTTGGACCGTGACATCTGCCGTGGCAACAGCCGTTACAGTGCCAATCTGTCCCGTGGCCTGAACGCCCGACAAAATTGTCAGTGCGCCACCTGTAACCAGAACCAACCCAATCTGGCCGGTAGCCTCAACGCCAGTTACAGGTACTGTGATTGAGCCTGTACCTGTATCAACGGTAACAGTGCCTACTTGCCCAGTGGACTGAACACCAGCAACAGAGACAAGCGCCCCGCCCGTCGCGGTGACAGTTCCTACTTGACCAGTAGCCTGAACGCCTGTAAGAAGGACAAGCGCATCACCAGTTACGGTGACGTTTCCTACCTGTCCAGTGGCTTGAACGCCTGTTGCAAGGACGACAACAGAACCTGCCCCCGCAGATTGGAGCAGGGTAAGCAGCATGGATTACTCCAGCGTCTTTAGCTGATCCAGCGTCAGTTGCGTCTGTGAAATTTGAGAATCAAGTGATACCACCTGAATCAAATCCCCAATTGACACAGCAGATGCCCGCGCTGAGTTCAGCGCGGACAACTTATAACTGACCAGTTGAATTAAGTCAGCAATGCTCATACCAGCACCACACATTCTTGTGCGATTGTGGAAAGATGCGACTGCAAGAACACCGTGTCGTAAGTGTCCGTACCGTCGATAGCGCAGTAAGCAGCCACCCGATTGCCCACCACTGCAGTTCCTGACTGCAAGAAGTCTGTTGGGGTAAACGCAGACAGGACTCGGTTTTGCACATCAAACCGATACATCTGGCTGATTTGCGAAGCCACATACAGGTTCATGTAGAACATGCGCCCTTCGTTGTCGTAGGGGCTGTAACACCCGCCTGACCCCGTAGCGGGCAACGCTCCGGGCGATCCGTCATAGGTTATCGCGGCAGTCCATGTACCCGTAATCGTGTTGGAAATATCCAGCACATCCAACGTGGCCGCACCGCCTCGGAAGAAGTAGCAGAACGACTGTCGAGCGTATCGGTTCTGACCCGGCTGGATGCCCCAAGACGGTGCCCACATCCCGCCCGCGGCATTTGCCACAGTAGCCGCACCAAAGTACGTGGTACTCCACGCATTGGCAACGATGTTGTTGGTGCCGTTGTTGATCGTTGCGTCGGTGTAGTTGTAGGTGTACACCGTGGTTGTGGCAGAAGAGCGCAGCAGGCACAGGTTAGGAAGTTCGATCACGTACTTGGCCGTTGCCGAAGGTGTAACCGTCCAGTTAGTGCCCAGCGTGTAAACCGGGCTCGGCCCTGCTGTGTGGCTGGCAATGATCCGCCGCTGCCCAACCGCCGTTACGTTGGTCGTGTCCTCAACAATCCGGATTTGGAAGTTGCGGTACTCGTTTGCAAGCACAACCGCATCACCCAACGTGGCTTGACCCGTTAGCGTACCTGCCGCCGTGGCCGTAGCAGTCAGAGCATACCGTGCTACAACCCCGGTGTCGTAGTTGTACGCCCCCTTGATCATCCCGTCGCCAGGGGAGTTGTTATAAGGAACGTACTGCTCATCCAGCACCATCAGGCTTGAGTCTGTACCGATGGTCGCCGGTAGGTTGGTAGTCCCCATCGAGGCCAGCGTGTTCGTTGCAACTTCAAACGACCGCCAGACTGTAGCCGCAAGCGTGCCTGCAGACAGCATTGCCACCCGGCCTGCAATGATCTCGTACCGCGACCCGCTGACTGGCGTAAAGCCGAATGCCGACAACACCGTGATAACGGGAGTTGTGCTTGCCGTGTTGCCGGTAATGTACCGTTCAGCCGTTTTGCCAGACCCGCCAGCGCCGTTGTCGATAATGCGCAGCTTGTACCCGTACTCACCCGAGCCGCCACGGTTGGCAAGCATGTTCACACCCACAGCCGTGGGCAGTGCGGTGGTCAGCGTTACGGAAGTTGTTGTTGCCCCCGCAGCAATCGTACCCACAAGACCGAACGACGGAACGAATGCACATGCAGCGCCCGCACCAAACGTACCACCAAGACCGGGGTTAACTGCAAACGCAGACCCCTTCGTGATGATGTTGAAACGGTTGAGAATTGCCGCTGAAACCAACTGGTACACAAACGGGTTACGAGAGATATCATTGCGCAGATCGCTACACACCGCAGCCGCAGCCGCGTGCGCGTTTGGCATAGGCGGAACTTGCCGCCATACCAGCGTGTCAATGACCTTCTTGAATGTGTTTGCCATTTAGGTAATCCTTGCGCGTACACATTGCGCCCATGCCGTGCGGTTGGTATCAAGCACAGTCATACGGGCGTTGTAGGCTTCTAAGTTGTTCAAACGGGTAAGGTCATTCAACGTGGCTACCGTGCTGACCGTGCTGACCGTGGTGACCGTGCCTGACTCCACAACCACCGTCGCCCGCTGCCGCTGCAAACTCTTGTCGTACCCCATCGGGGCATTCAAGTAGTTCAGCATCCGCACCAGCAGAAGCGCCATGCTCTGGCGCGTTTCCTCCGCCGCTGCATCTGACACCGGCATCGGGTTTGCGTCAGAGACATCAACCGCCGTATTGTCTGCGCCAACGCCAATTTTCACGCGCTGGTGCAGTACGCCGCCGATGTCGTCGGCAGCAATTACCGCACCAGAGCCTGGGGTATACCCTACGTTGTCAGCCATGACAGTTACGCAATCCGAATGATCGCGTTCGTCGCATCGTTAACAGGGAACTGGATGGTAAACGTGCCACCAGTGGAGGTCTTGTCCGACCCGAAATCAAGAACAGCAACCGCCTTGTTGGACTTGCTGGAGTTGTAGATCAACGCCCCTCGGGCTGTGATGGTCGCCGTTGACCATGACGTATCAGAGAAGTCCACAAATGCCGTAGTGCCTGTTAGCGTCACCGTAGCGCCGGTCAACGTGTTGCCACCAGCGGTATAGCCAGTACCCGTAACCTCGTTAGAAGTCGTGTACACCGTAGTAGAGGCATCCAAATTTGCCGCTGAGGTATACAGAGCAATCTTGAAAACATCCGTGTCCATGTCATGCTCAGCCAGCAAAATTTGCTGCTTGAACGAGGACGCCATTCCTTGGGTAATGGGCATTTCTTACTCCTTAAACCACTTTTGTCCGCACTTGGCCGCTACGATAAGCATCCATCCTATTTTTCCCATCACCAAGGTTCTTCAGCAGAACCAGAGACTGGGCGTATTCCTTGTCCATCATCTGAACAATATCTTGCTCTTGCTTCATGAACCGGGCGGCTTCGACCATCACCGCGTTGAACAGCGCGGAGTCAAAATTGTCACCCAGCCAAGACGTACCCGCAGTCACGATGCTCACCGGGTAGTAGAAGTAGTGCAGTTCTGCCGTCAACCCAGCAGAAGGAGTAGGACCAAGGATGAAGGTCAACTCCGTTAAATTTGACGAGTCAGGCCCGAACAGCGCGTAGTACTTTGGAGTTCCAGTCGTGCTAGGGTTTGGGAACGCCGAGCGGATGAAGTTCACATCCTTGTTCAGCAGATACTCGTAGTTCCCAGTCCCATCGATCACCGCAAGGCTGAACACAGACAAGAAGTCTGTCGGTGCCGAGAGGTACTGGTTCCCGCTGGTCAGCGTGCCCGTGACGTTCTTGCGCAGCGCAGGAAGCTGCACCGAGTTGTAAATGCGCTGCTCTGCCAACTGCGTGAGCGTGGCAAAGTCTGTCGCTGAGAACGTATTCTCAGTGGCATCCTCAACAGCGGTCTTCAACTCGGTGTAGTTCACTTTTTGGGCTTCCCGCCAAATTTTTCCAAATTACGCCATCGGCCCGCGAGACATGAAGCCCCGCGTAGCTGCACCCGACCCACGCTGCTTGATCCCGGTGGTCTTCGGCCCCGGAGCGGACTCCTTGGAGATGTTTCCCACCACCACGCACAGGTCACGCGGGTTGACCGGGCCTTGCGGGTATGCCTGCTTGGCAGGAGGAAGTTGCTTGATCTTGCCCATGTTTCACCCCGTCTTCTGGTTCATGGCGCGGGACATGTTCTTGCCCAGGCGCATACGGTCCTCAGAGGTAGGACCGCCCTTCTTGAAGCCGTGCGCCTGCTTCGCAGGCTTCTTCGCATGTGCGCGAAGAGCGGCCATTGCCTTGCTGTCTTTCTCTGCCATTTCGGGCTCCTTGTGTTCAGGTCGTGCTGACCGTGACTGTACCGACTAAACCCCTTGGTGCCAAGGCATTTGGCGTCAAGGCGGCATCAAAACTTCTTGATCCTCCAACCGGGTTCCAACCCCACTCAATCACCCGGCTACCCCCGCCGAACGAGCCCGTAGCAGTCACACCAGACGAGTACCAAGTGTTCGTGTCTGGACGGGGATCGCGGATAGCCTGGGGGTCAGAAACTGGGTACATACCCAGTTGTAATTGCGGATGATCAGGACTCCAGCATTCTGGGCACGAACGGATTTGCGTTTGCTTGGTCTTGACTACTTCGTTCTTTAGTTTCTTGAGGTCAAAGCGAAACCCGCAACGGTCGCATACGCCCCATGCCTTTGCGCCGTTTGCAAAGCGGTTGCTCATACAAACTTACCCCGCGTCTTGCCTCGCTTTTCACATCCACTGCCACGAACTTTTACAACTCCACCCTTCTTGTACTCTTTTTCTTCTTCGGGCTTTTCCTGCACAATTTGTCGCAGTAAGGTGTTGTACTTGATTTTGTTGGCCGCTTCTTTGGCTTCATTGACTCCTCGGTCAGGCTTCACAATCCTAACAGGCCCGCCCGCACGCATTACATTTGGAGTTCTGCTAATAGACAGCAACATGCCTACTTCAGGGTAGTACCCATCAATAGCATCCCGCCCATTGCGGTTCATGTCCGCCGCACGCCGAGCCTCACGCTCTCGGTCAGACATCTCCAAAAAATGCTTCTTGCGGTACGGCATGAGTTACCCTATGAACATCTGTCTTGGGACAAAACGTACTGCACTGCGGTCCCTATCTTCCGTTGAAGCAAGGTCCCAGGCTTCATCATATTGAGCCTTCAATACCTGCATCCGCTCCATAGCGCCAGGAATCTTCATGGACAGGTAGTAAGCCAGCCCTGCAACCAACGCATTCAGGAAACGGAACGGGATATCTTGTGTGTACGTTCCTCCTGCGCCAGCGTCTTGAATCCTACGCAAACGCCAGTACACCAGCGTGTATGTCTGAGAATTGTCAGGCGTAGGCCACACCGTAAACTGCGGCGCTTCTGCTTGTCGGTTGATCCAAATTTGGATCGGCCTTGCAGACTGAAGCTTGTTCGGGATGGACGAGTAAGTAGAAACACTGATGCGGGTGATGGTCAGGTCAGTCTGCGTGGAGACGTTTCCTGCGCCCGTGCGAATAACGTGCTCAATCAGGTCTACCGTGTCAGCGGGCAGCGTGTACGTGTTTGTGCCAGCGGTAAGGACTTGTTGTCCTTGTTCCACAGTCCACAAATTTATACCCTGATTGGCCCAGTCCGTCAGCAACAAATTTAACGACCGACGTGCTGTACGAAGGTCGTATCCCGATCTGGCCTCGGAGCCGCACCGCTCGAAGCATTCGTCCACGATCTCTGCAAGATCGAGATTAAACGTAGCGGTGCCGGATGTAGTCATGGCTTATTTCGCTGTCAGCGCAGAACGCTTGAAGGCTTTGGCAGTAGGAGCGCCGGGAGAACCCGGCTTGCGCATGGTTTCACCCGATCCAGCGGCAATCCGCTTGCGTTTGGCGTTAATGCGGTCATAGAGCCCAACTTCTCCGCCTTCTGCGTACTCCGTGAAGTCGGTGTTGTCCCTGCGGGCATGGCGTTTTCCGCCCTGAAGGAAGTCGGTGTTGTCACGGCGCTTCTTCAGTTCAGGTCGAATGTCACCCATGCCACGGCTCGGCCTCATACAAATTTGCCCCTAGTCTTGCCCTGCCGCTCACAACCACCGCCACGGACTTTGCCGCCTTTGGCGTAGCCCTTTGCCATGCCGCCATGAGCCATAGGAGACATCTTTTCGCGCCGACGCTCCATTAACTGATCACGTATCTCGGGCGGGATGGTGCCGTCAATCCCCTTTTTGGGGTGACGCTTAGCCAAAGAATCCGTCTCGCGCTTGGCTTCTGCGGCGTTCATCAGCACTTACCCCCGCCCATCATCTTCACCATCTTGCCCTTGGTCTTGCCCTTGGACTCAATACCGCCGCCCTTGGCGTAGCCCTTGGCTTCCTTCATCTCGTGCTTGAGCATGGACTTAGGAGCGCCCTTCTTCTTCATGAAGGCCACTTCCTTGTTCATCATTTCCTTGGACTCTTTCATACTGCCTCCTTCGGCATGTGCTTTGGGACCAACAAACTTCTCGGCAACGCTACGGGGGATGCCTGTGCCCTTGGGATCTTTCAACGCAGCGTACATGAGCCGCCGCTGAGCTTCAGACTTAACAGGCATTACTCAATGTCTTTCTTGCTTGCTTCCAAGTGCAAACGTCTCCACTTGTACAGCAAAAACCCAATCTGAAGGATTAGGTAGACAAGCGTTGCCCACATGATAACTTCATTGATCTGCATGCCTGCCGCAGATGCCCCAACAACAGTCACCGGAGGCGCAGACTTCAATGCAGTCTCTGCAATGTCTACCTTGTGCTGCAAGCTAACGGAAGCCTGATTACTGGACTGGACGGCTTCTTTTGCCGCCACCACTTGCGGCATAGCCAGGATTGCACTGACAACCGCCACAAACTTCTTCATCCAGCTATTTTCTTCCATTGTGCCCACCAACTTAACATGACCAAGCCCGTAGGCTCTTGTTGATCCGCGAGTTCGGGTCTTTTGCCGTCTTCTCGCTGGTCAGTTTTTGCTTCATCCCTGTCATCCTGGAGCAGAACGATTTACGTCTTGCTGCATCTTTGTCAGTCTTTGGCTTAGGAGCAGGAGGCTTTAGGTTCATGCCCTGAGCCTTGGCAGAAGCGCGGCCTTTGGCAGATAACCCACCTTCGGGGTTCTGGCCTTCTTTTCGGGTCCAAGCAGGAGACTTAGCCATTGATCTCTCCTCGGGCTTCTCGCTCCATCGGGGCGTTCCAGTACCCATAGCGCAAAACCTGCCACACGTAGGTCAGATAGTACCTGATCGCGCCCATGCGCTGGTACTGCGCCCAGTGGATTTTTTCATGCTGGATCAAACCCTCATCGGCCAAACGGCTCGGTAGGATGTAGATGCCAAAAGGAGGCAAGCACGCCCCTGCAAAATTTGACATTTTCAGGCACCACGCCACCAGACCAGATGCAGGCTTGACGTTCATAGCGTTACGTTCCCGCTAGGTAGAGGAGCCGGGACAGTGATGGTGCCGTTAGGAGGGGGAGGAGGGGGCGGAGGGGGCGGTGGTGCAGGCGGGTCGGGCGGGATAGGATAGTCCACCCACATCTCCTCGCTCTGGCTCCACTTCCACACATAGCCCTCAACCGGCGCGGGCTCCACAGGCCGCACCACCCACCCAGGCGGGCACCACCAGACCGTTTCCTCACCGGGTCTAGGCACAGGAGGCTCAGGCACCTCCACCCAGCCGGGTGTGCCGTCCGTCTCAGGCTTCGGAATGGAGCCGTTTTTGCTGTAGAGCGTCATAGCGTCGGGAAAGCTGCGGTGGGCGTTGTGATGGTGCGGGCGTAGCCATTGGTGATGCGGACGTCCTGCAGATAACCGTTCAGCACAGAACCGGCCACGCGGTCAGCGCCGACATACAGCGGGTTGGTTTGGTTGAAGTTGTCGTTCACCGCGCCCGCGCTGGTGGCGTCAGTGGCTCCATCTAGAATGACCCGCAGGTTCCCAGATGCCGTGCCAGACCGAACTACCGCAAAGTAGTACCAAGTGCCCGACACCAGCGAGGTAGCGCCTGTCAGTTGCGTGGCGGTGTAGCTGAACTGGAGCTTGTTGCCCGAGGTGACGTTGACCGACCAGCCCGTAGTGGCCGTGCCTTTGCTCACCAACCCGTAAGCCACGCCCGTGGCGTTGAGGTACACCCAGCCTTCAATGGTGAAGTCGCCTGTGCCAATGCGCAGTTCTGGCTTGTCAATGACGGTCAGGTAGTCGCCCGTGCCGTCGAACGATATGCCGGTTGGTGGCCACTTCGCCTGCGTGGTGCTGACCTGAGCATTGCCCACGGTCTGACCATTGTTGATCGTGGACGCGTCAAAGATGCCTGCGTTGGTGAAGTTCAGCAGCAGGCTGGTGTTGGTGATGGCGGTAAGAGGCGTGGTCGGCGGGGTGAACGCTGCGGTGTAGACAGCGGTGCCTTTGACTAGACGCAAACTGGATACATAGCCAGCGTATGGATCTTCATATGTTCCGGAAGCCCCACCAACTCTAAAAATAGCCGTCCCAGGACTATTGAGAGTGGCAGTGTAAGTGTTTGTAGAAATCAACGCGCCGTCTAAAAAAATTCTTACTGTGTTTCCCGAGCGGGTTGCCGCTAGATGATGCCACTGAGAATTAGAAATTTGCGCTGTTGTGCCAAATGAATACGGTGTCTCTGTGCTACCATTTGCCAA